GCAGCCGGCGAGTTTTCCAGCGTTCGCCAGGCCGCCATCGCCGCCGGCATCGTCAAGGTGCCGAGCGTCCTTGATCGGCTTCGCAAGCTCTGGGCAAAGGCGTCTGATGCCGACCGCCGCACGTTCATGGAAGAGGTGACGGATGGCCGCTGAGTGGTTCCCCGTTGACGTATCCCTTGACACCAAGCCCGAGGTGCAGGAACTCGTTGACCTAACCGGCGAGCCGGTTGAGGTCATCGTGTTCCGGTTGCTCAAACTCTGGGGCTGGGTGCAGCTAAACACTGCCGACGGGCGTTTCCGTTCCACGCCAGCCAGGCTTGGACGCATCTGCGGCGGTGACGCACCGTTTTGGGAAGCCGTGGCGGCTGTCGGTTGGATCGTGTTCGACGGCGAAACTGCCCAAATACCCAAATGGGAAGAGCGGTTTGGCGGTGCCGCCAAGCGTAGAGCACTGAAAAACAGGCGTCAGGACAAGTGGAGACGCACCGGAGGCGCACCTGTAGACGCTGTTGTAGACGCGCACGAGGCGCAGGTGCGTCTACAGGCGCGTCTACCACAGTACATAACAGGACAGGACATAACAGAACAGGAAATACAACCTGCTGCGCAGGTAGCTACGAGCGATCCGCCGAAGCGGCGGAAACGCTCGCAGCCCGCCGACGCCGTTTCGTGGAATGCTGAAGCAGGGTGGCAGGGAATCACGGACGCTGACCGGCAGGAATGGCGTCAGGCGTACCCAGCTTGCGATTTAACGGCAGAACTCGCCAAGGCGACGTCTTGGCTCAAGGCGAACCCGGCAAAGGCTCACAAGAGCAACTGGCGACGTTTCGTCGTCTCTTGGCTGACACGCTCGCAGGACCGTGGCGGGACGAACCGTACGCCTGGCGTTCGTCCTGACGAGCGAGCACCGGCGAAGTCGTGGGACGAGCGTCCCAGCTACCGGGCAGAGTTCCAGCGATCCATGACGGACGCCGAGTACCGGCGTGCCAAACAGGGCAAGGGCGGCATGGTCGCCGCGCTTGCAGGCTCGATCAAACTCACGGACGAGGTGAACGAATGACAACGACAATTGACGCCCCCCCGGTACTGACGCCCAGGCAGCAGGAAGTGCTGTCGTGGATCTCGGGATTCATCGACGTCCACGGCTTCAGCCCGACCGTGCGAGAGATCGCCGCCGGCTTCGGCTGGACCGTGAACGGGGCGATGTGCCACCTGCGGCCCATGCGCAAGAAGGGAGCCGTGTCGTGGGTTGACGGCCACTCTCGCACGATTCGTGTGATCGGCGGTGACGCATGAGCTACATCCACCTTCCGCCACCGTCCGACGTCGTGCAGGCGCTCATGGACCGTGCGTGGGACGACGACGTCAGCGACGACGACCGGATTCTGCTGGAGACGGCAGCACGGTCGCTAGAGGCGACGCTAGAGCGTTGCGTGAGGCTCGCCAGCGTCATCGAGCGGACGGAGGTGGGGCTGTGACCACCGAGACGCTAACCCTCGTCTGCATTGGTTCTGTACTGCACGCCGTGACGTTCACGGTGGGCGTTTTGATTGGTGTTTCTCTGCGAAAGGATTCCAGACATGACGACAGCAACGAAGGAACGAAAGAAGCGAACTGGTGGCATCAGCCTGCCAGCACCGGAACTCAAGGCGGCGCTCGCAGCCGTGGGACAAGCGGTGCCGAGCCGGTCTCCACGTCCCATCTACCAGAGCGTGCTCCTATCGGGCGGGGTGCTTTCTGGGAGTGACGGTGACGTCAGGATTGACGTCACGCTGGAAACCGCCCCCCCCAGCATCAATTTCCTGCTGCCGAAGGATCGCTTTTCCGCCATCCTCGGCAGTTTTTCCGGCGATGAAATCACGATCACGCCTGACGATTCGTCGTGCGTCATCAAGGCTGGACGTGGCGAGTGGACGCTGCCAACGGAGGACGCTGGCGAGTACCCAGCGTGGAACGTGGACGGTGCGAAGCCCGTCACGCGGCTGCCGGTTGACCAGTTCTGCCGTGCCGTGAAAGGCGTTGTCTTCGCCGTGGATGACGAATCGAGCCGCTACGCTCTCGGTGCGGTGCTCGTGGAAGTGAAGGGCGAGGTTGTCACGTTTGTTGCCACGGACGGGCGAAGGCTCTCGTGCGTGAACTGCGAGCACGACTTGGCGGTGGACGACTCGCAGACGCTCGTCCCGGCTCGTGCAATGGCGATCATCGCACGGCTGGCTGCTGCGTGTGGTGACGCCAGCGTGCAGCTGGAGACGACCGGCAAGGAAATCGTCGCCACGGTTGGTAACGCTACCGTCACGGCTCGTCTGCTGGACGGTCGCTACCCTCGGTGGCGTGACACGCTGCCGGATCGTGACGCCAAGGCCACGACGGTCAGCCGTGCGGATCTGCTTGCGGCTACTCGAGCGGCAGCCATCGTGACCAGCGAGGAAAGCAAAGGTGTGCAGTTCGTGTTTTCTGGCGACGGCATCTGGCTGCACGGGCAGAGCAGCGAGAAAGGCGAGTCGAGCGTCACCTGTGACGTGGTGGAAGCCGGCGACAAGGCGACGGTCAAGCTCGATCCGCTCTTCGTCCAGCAGTGGCTGGGCGGCATCGACAGCGAAGCCGAGCCGGAAGTCGAAGTCGAAGCTGTGGACGCACAGTCTGCGGTGATCCTGCGATGCGGCGACAACACTGGCGTGATCATGCCGATGGCTGATCAATGAGCAAGCCGATTGAATATTGTGCTCTCACGCTCCACCAGCTGTGGGCGAGCGGCGCGTCTTACCAGGAGATCGCCGCCGCCCTCGGCTGTTCGGAGTCGTACGTTCACAGGCTAAAGATGCGGCACAAGCTGCCGAATCGTCAAAAGAGCACACGGGAAATCTTTGAGGACGATCCGACGCCAGAGCAGATCGCAGAACGTGCGGCTGAGTGTCGGGCACGGCGACCCGGTCCACCAGAGCCGAAGGGCGAGCGAATCAGTGTGCCTCGCTACTCGTGGGACGGGTATCGCTTCCACGGATTGAGTTGACACGTCTGCGATGTTGCGTGCATGTCATGGAACATCCACCACGGTGACTGCCGCGAAGTCATGGCGACGCTCGACGCCGAAAGCGTTGACGCCATCGTCTGCGATCCACCCTACGGACTGTCATTCATGGGCAAGGAATGGGATTCCTTCAAGCCCGGCGACATCGCCATGCGTCGAAACCCGGCGATGGACGCTGTGAACGCCGGAGCATCTCGACAGGGCGGCAGGCAGCGGGCTTGCTCCGACTACCAGAAGCGGCAGCGGCGGGACATGCTGGCGTTTCAGGAGGCGATGGAAAGCGTATTTCTAGAAGCTCTCCGCGTGGCGAAGCCAGGAGCGCACCTGCTCGCGTTCGGCGGGACTCGCACCTATCACCGGCTCGCGTGTGCCATCGAGGACGCAGGCTGGGAGATTCGCGATTGCGTGATGTGGGTCTACGGCAGCGGCTTCCCGAAGTCGCACGACGTGAGCAAGGCGATAGACAAGGCGGCGGGGGCGGAGCGGGAACGAATCGGCGGCCCCAAGTCTGGCGGAATGAAGGCGGTGAATTGCCACAACGCTATCCACGGCTATCGACCAAACGATTACGCCGAGAACGGAAACTTGCTCATTTCAGGCGACCCGATCACCGACGCGGCACGCCAGTGGTCCGGCTGGGGCACCGCCCTCAAGCCCGCCTGGGAGCCGATCATTGTGGCCCGCAAGCCGCTCGTCGGCACCGTCGCCGAAAACGTGCTGACGCATGGCACGGGGGCGATCAACGTGGATGGGTGCAGGGTTGGGACAGAAGGGGGCAGATGCCGCGACGGTCACTCGGCCAAAGGAAAAAGCGGGCCGGGGTCATTTACGGTCTACACGGACAAAGCGCCAGAGATTGACGGCCTCGGCCGCTGGCCCGCGAACCTCATCCACGATGGCAGCGACGAGGTGGTGGGGCTGTTTCCAGGCAACGTCAAAGGCGGCACATGGAACCGCACCGCAGGGGCTCGCCACTTCAACAACGACGGCGAGCCCACCGACTACCAGACGAGCGGCAGCGATGGCACGACCGGCTCCGCCGCCCGGTTCTTCTACTGTGCAAAGGCGAGTAAGGCGGATCGGGATGAAGGGTTGCAACCGGACGTGATTTCAAAGCGGCAAGGCGCTCGCCCCGGATCGCCTGACGAGACTGGCAAGTTTCCAGACCATGACCACAGAGAAAGAACGGGGAACTTCCACCCAACGGTGAAGCCGACCGCGCTGATGCGTTACCTCTGCCGCCTCGTAACGCCACCCGGCGGCATCGTGCTCGACCCATTCACGGGATCGGGCTCCACCGGCAAGGGTGCGATCCTTGAAGGCTTCCGCTTCATCGGCATCGAACGCGAGGCGGAATACGTCGCAATCGCCAAGGCTCGCATCGCAGCCGTCGAGGCAGGTGCAGGTCCGCTCTTTTCTTGACAGGCTCGCTACGGTGGAAACAGTGCCGCACGGAGCGGCTTTCCCAAGTCGAAAGGACGGACGATATGCGAAGGATTTGCATGGTGATGGCTTTGGCGTTCTGTGGCGTTGTGGCCCAGGCTGACGAGTACGTGATCAACGCCAGGCGGGTGACGATCACCTCGGCACAGCAGGACGCCGAGACGATGGCACGTACGGGCATCCTGCGTCACTGCGGCACCGCTGGTGGACGCCGTGAGGGCATCGGCTTCTCGTCGTCGTCGCCGGATGCGGCGCTGCGGAACTGCTGCTACTACGGGCGATACCGCATCGTGGAAAAGGCAGTCGCTCGTGGTCCGCGTGGCTGGTTCGCTGTGATTCGCTACGAATGAGCACGCACTGGATCACGGTTGAGTTCCTCGGCGGCCCACTGGACGGCGCTTTGCGGCCCGTCCAAGTGGGCACCGCCATTTACTACCTCGCCAATGGTGCGGTCATCCATGCGTATGCGCTTGACGAGATCCACGAAGGGCACTACGTGCGTCAGGTGATGCGGCACTACGAAATCATCCACTCGTCGTGGTTTGCTTGACACGCTTGAGATGTTGCGTGCATGTCATGGACGATCCACAACGGCGACTGCCTACAAGTCATGCGAGGCATGGCCGACAACAGCGTTGATGCCATCGTCACGGACCCGCCGTACTTCAAGGTCAAGGGCGAGGCGTGGGATCGTCAGTGGGACAAGCCGACGCAGTTCCTGGCGTGGCTGGACACCGTCGCCGAGCAGTGGCAGCGGCTGCTCAAGCCCAACGGCTCGCTCTACTGCTTCGCTTCGCCAAAGATGGCGGCGCGGGTGGAGTGCAAGATCGCCGACAAGTTCTCGGTGCTTTCGCATATCGTCTGGCAGAAAGGCGACCAAAACGGAAACGGGATGCACACCCGCCAGCACAAGGAGGGCTGCCGCATCTGGTTTCCGCAGACTGAGCGGATCATATTCGCCGAGCACTACGGGGCCGACAACATTGCCAAGGGCGAGGCTGGCTACGTCAGCAAGTGCGACGAGTTGCGGGGCTTCGTCTTTGAGCCGCTGCGGGCCTACTTGGACGGCGAGCGTCAGCGGGCCGGAATCACGCCACGCCAGGTGAACGAATACACCAAGACGCAGATGGCTGGGCACTGGTTCACGCGTGTTCAATGGGCACTGCCGACGGCGAAGCACTACGCATCCATCCGGGAGCTTTTCCACCTTCGCGGCAACTGGGAAGAAAACGCACGAGATGGCTTCCTACGCCGGGAGTACGAAGACCTACGCCGGGAGTACGAAGACCTACGCCGGGAGTACGAAGACCTACGCCGTCCCTTCTCTGTCACTGCTGACGTGCCCTACACCGACGTGTGGACGTTTCCGACTGTGCAGCACTACAAGGGCAAGCACCCGTGCGAGAAGCCGCTGGCGATGATGGAGCACATCATCCGGGCCAGCACTCGGCCAGGTGCTGTCGTTCTGGACTGCTTTGCTGGGTCGGGGGCGACAGGTGCGGCGTGCATTTCTCTCGGTCGGTCTTTTGTCGGAGTTGAGAAAGACAAGCAGTACGCAGCCCAAGCGTCACAAAGGCTAACGCTCGCAACGTCTGACGACCGCTACCTGCTGTTTGCTTGACGCGGGTGCGATGATCGGTGCATGAAGCCGATCACGTTCAGCGTTGCGGGCGATCCGGTGCCACAGCCACGAGTGCGAGTCAGCACACGCGGCGGCTTCGCCAGAGCGTACGTGCCGTCGAAGCATCCCGTGCATGCGTACCGGGAAGCAATCCTGCGTGAGGCTCTAGCGTGCGGTCTAACGCCACTCAGCGAGCCTATCGAAGTGATTGTCGATGCGGTGTTCGTGCGTCCTAAATCGCACATGACGAAGCGTGGCGTGAAAGCGACAGCGCCAGTGCTGCCACGACCTGACTGCGACAACGTCGCAAAGGCTGTGCTCGATGCGTTGAAAGAGTTGTTTGACGACACGCACGTCAGGCGACTGATCGTGGAAAAGTCGTGGGGCGATGAGGCGAGAACAACTGTACGAGTGCAATGACAGAAAGCCCTAGAAAACAAGGGCGAAACGTGCGTGAAGTGCGAAACAGCCTAGAAAACAAGCACGAAACGCACTCAATGAAAAACATGCGTATTTCCCGAGAAAAACGCATAAAAACACAAAAAACATGCGTTTTCCCCGAG